TTTTGTTTCTGCAAAGGTCTGAACATTCCGACAGCCGGACAAAATAACAGGAGACTTCACACTGCACGAAGCGTGCAGTCTTTTCCGAAACGCTTGATTACACCATAAACCTTACGCTCGCTGACATCGTATTTATCTGCCAGCACGTTTACTATATAAGTCACCTTATCACCGTTCCTCCTCATACGCTCATAATCGGAATAAAGGTCTATATACTTGCAGTCATCCGGCTTGAAACCTATCTCTGTGAGCCGTTTTAGCAGCTCTTTATTAAAATTCAATATTTCAAATACTGTCATACTCTATATTTTTATTATCTTTGCATCGCCAATCACATTTTATAAATAATGCCTAAGAAGCGGCAGAGGGTCTATAGCCCCCGGTCGCGCTTCTTAGGCGTTTTATGTTATTATGTGATTGGCGTTACATTTAACAGGCTGGGGGCTTTTTTTATTCTTCCCCACCTGTCGAGCATTCAGTTTCAAGTTCCGGTGTCAGCAGACGTTTGTAGTCCCCGTTCCTTATCCTTGCTTTGAGCTGTTCCCGGCTCTTATACCGTTTCTTTATTATCAGCCTTGAGAACTTACCATCCATCATGATGTATTTCCACCATTCCTTGTGAAGCATGTACATCACCTTCTTGCGGATATTGTAGCTTTCAAAATGAATCATCATACCGAGGTATGAATTGATGGACTGCACAAAGTGCTCCAAGTTCTCAAGGGCTTTACCCTCTTCTGCCAGCTTATTATATTTTCGCAAGCAATCGTACATCTTACCTCGCGTCCTGTTGCTGATATACGTTCGCCCCGGCAATATCATTGCCCCGACAAACAGCACACCGTTCCGTACAGGCTGGATGTATATTTTCTTTGGGTGTAACCGTACAAGCAGCTGCTCGGCGAGGAACAGCCTCATTTCGGGCACAAGTTTGGCAAAATCCTCTTTCGTTGGAAGCAGTATCGTTATATCATCGACAAAGCGAATATAACAATCAATTTGCTTGACTTCCTTAATCCAATGGTCGAACACGCTACCGAGGAAGTTAGCGTTGAGTTGGGAGGGCAAATTGCCTATAGCGCATCCTTTACCTTTAGGCTGTCCGAACAGAGTTTTCCTCGGTGGTATATTGTCCCACAATTCAACAGGGCTTTTGCGGATACAATCATCCTGCGGACAATGGAATGTTATCACACGTGTAATGTATAACAGACATTCCAAATCATCACCCTTGTAGTTGTCCCGGATGAAGATGTCGAGCATTTCGTACAGAAGGGCTTTATCCATACTCATAAAATAGCCCTCAAGGTCAAAATGACCTACCCACCAATTCGGGTGTTCATCCACCATCTTACGCACGGCCTTCACAGCTGACAGCGTACCCTCGCCCTTACGACAGTTCTTTGATACGTTACCCTGTGCAGTGAATCGTTCCTCGTACATAGGATTCACTCTCAAAGCCCACCAATGGTGGATTATACGGTCAGCAAAATCAGCAGCAAAGACTTCTCGATAAACAGGCCACTTGACAACAAAGCATTTGGACGTTCCGGGATAGTATCTGCCAGTACGGACTTCGTTCCACAGGCGTTTGAGTTCCGTTTGATAGGTGCAAAAGAAAGTAAGACAATCCTTACTTGACATCTTTTCCCTTATACAGTCCTCAAAAGCAGCTACAATTGACGAAAAAGGTATGTCATAGGTGACAGGTTCACTTGCGGAAGACACAACGGGACAACACACAGAACGAACCCTATTTGTATTATTCCTATTGTTGTTGTTCGAATTACCGTTGTTCATATTTACGTTCCACGAAGACACCGAAGTCTGTATTCACTTTTGTTTCTTTCCTCGTTTTTAGGCAAGGGGAATACCCAAATAAACCTTGTTTCACTGCTCACTCCTAACCAGCGTACCAATTAGGATTCCGGCTGACGGGCTAACGCTGACTTGCGCCAACCCGTGGCTTGCGCTCCTATCTCTCCAGCAAGGGAGAGAATATCACAGAACTTGCCCTCGTCAATTATACGACGGTCTCGGCATAACCTAATCATCAATTGCAGACTGCCAAACTTGATAGAGAACTCTTCCAATAACGACACTCGCCGGGCTTGCGACATATTTGCGGCCTGTATCAGTTCGCAACATTCTAACGCAACCATCATCATACGTTCACCAAAGGCATATTTGAAAGCCTTCGGAAAGTGTTCCCTTGCATCCAATATAAGATTGAGCAAGGTGTACATTTGTTTATATATTTGTAAATCTTGTGCGAGTGCCATATCACATCTTTTTCGAATCGGCGGCAAAGATACTGAAAATGCGCCAAAAATCGACAAAAAAATCCCCCTTACGGGGGAAAGAAATAAAGAATTAAAGAGGTAAAGAGATAAAGAGGTACAAGGTTTATCCTGCGGAAGACACAACGGGACAACACACAGAACGAACCCTACCTGTACTATTCCTATAGTTGCCGCCCGAACCACCGCCGCCCATATGTACGATCCACGAAGACACCGAATCGTACTCTGTGGAACTCCAGTACCAATCACCAACAATTGTGCCACCAGCAAAGTATTTGGTAAGGAATGCGTTTATCTCAGTCTTGAACTCACAAATCAAGCGCAGTTCCGTTACGCTGGGTAGATACCATTGCATTGTGTCGTAGCTGTTGGCCTTGTAGTTCCATGCTGCTTCAGCAGCTGGTGCGCCCGTTATATTCTGCGAGTCGGTCTTTCCGGCTGTCTGCTCAATGATGGCTTTTGTATCTTCATATCCAGTGTTCACATCAAATAGTCCAGTGTTCCCGGCTGCATAGTTCTTCACGTTCTTAAAGTCCGTTCCATAACCTCCGAACTTGAACGTATAACCACCCGAAGCATTGACACAATCGGCAGCAGCGACAATGAACTCTCTTTTTCGGGCACGTACACTGACACCGAGCTTGCTGTACTGTGCCTTACCGTTCGCTGACAGCGCACTCCATTCGTCACCTGTGAAGTAAGCCAGACTGCCGTCCGAAATCTTTATACAAGCGATACGGAGGTCACGCAGGCCTCCTGCCCATTTAATGTACTCTGCCATCTCGGACAACGGTGTGTTGTATGTTACTTCCGAAAATCCCAACTCCTGAAGAGCCTTTACTTGGTCTTCCTTGTTAATGCGAAGCAATATCGCGTCTTTGTTTGCACTCATATCATTTGGGTTTTAATGTTAGACTTCCTCACAGACCGCACGGACACGGTTCTTGACTTCCTTATATTGTGCACCGGAGATGTATCCATAATGGAATGACAATCCGAATGCGTATTCACTGGTGTACTCTGTACTGCTCCAATAATAATGGTTTGTAGTGGCCTTACAAAGCAAACTCTCGGAACTCCAAAAGTATTCCAACGCCTCTTGTATTTCGGTCTTGCACTTGTAGATGATAAGTAACACACCAAGACCGGGAAGATGCCAGTCGCTGGTGTCTTCGATACCGTCATACTCTTCTGTGTATGCCTTATATGCTTTGGCGGCTTCTGCTGCCGGAGCACCTGTCACACCCTCATTGCCTGTTATGCCGGACAAGGATGCAAGGATAAGCTCTGTATTCTCAGCTCCGGCAAAATCATTATAGGCAGCACCACAAGTGCGCTGGTCGAGGTCTTCAACGTTCTTACGGTTGCCCCATGACATGGTAACGTTTCCGTCCCCATCGTAACAGTCACCCGGTGCGAGGACGAATGAATGACCATAAGCACGGACACGGAGACCTCGCTTGATGAACTTCATTTTATTCTCGTTGGTCAGACTGTCCCATTCATCTTTGGTAAAGTACCAATAGCTCTTGTCACTGTACCGTTGTACTGCAAGGCATATATCAAGCAGGCCACCAGCCCACTTGATACGCTTTGCAAATTCCGAGGCACGACTGGCTTCTGTAACATCAGTCATACCCACAGCATTGAATGCTGCCACCTGTGCCTGCTTGTTTCTGCGTAGCAGGGTTACGCTTTGTTCTTTCGTGCTCATATTATGAATTGATTAGGTCGTTAATATCTGCATTCTCGTTGGCATATCCGGCAAGGTATTCCTCATAGGTCTCACCGTTGTAGTAAAGGAGATGCTCATCAATGTTGTCGAGTGTAACATCATCCACTTCCTCCTCACCACCGTAGCCTTCACTGTTAACTTCATCGATGAGGTCAATGTACGCTTCTATGACAACAAGGATTGTTAGTTCTGAAATCCCGTTCTCTATCGCTTCTATTTCGTAGTCCTCAAGGATTACAGTCAGTTGATACGTGCCGTTGATGACTGGCTTGCTTACCTTGTTTCCGTCAGCATCCTGTCCGGCGACACCACGCTCGATGATAGCCAACAGTTCGGATGCATCCCCCTTCAATGTTTGCCCTACAATACGAAGCAGGGTCAATACCGCACTCGCTGACTGTGAGGCAAGCACATCGGTCAGCATACGGATAGCATCCAATTTGGGGCTGGTCTCTATACGCAAACGCTGTACTGCCGGGAGGTTCGTCATCTGCAAACCACTGTCTGCCGACAGACCGTTATAGGTCAGCATCGGAAGACCTATAAAACGCAGTTCAACCATTGTGTTTGGCAGGGCTATGTCATTGATGGGCGAAGTCTCTGCCAATGTGATACTCTCCAATGCGCTGTCCTGTGCATAGATGTGTTCGATACGCGGACACTTTGAAGCGTCAAGATTCTTAGCTCCTGTGTTCCGTATGTCAAGATGCACAAGGAACGGAAGTTCACCGACATTGAGAAGCGAAAGGGGTGCATAGCTCTTTATCGGATACTCAATATGGCTGTCAGAACCAAGAATGAGACGTTCGCACAATGTCATCACCGAGAAGTCGAAATTGGCATCAAGGGATATTTGCGAAAGGTCTATCTCGCGCATTCTGTCGGCTTGGTAGATGTACAGCAACGCTCCCTCCTCATGGGAGAAGTTTGTGAATGTGTACTCTTCCCCGGCTTCAAGATAGCAGCTCTCCGAAAGGTTGCCGCTGGCATCATTACCGATACCGAAGAATCCTGTCTTGGCTGCTACAATGCGGATGGTCGCATCGGATGAGCAAGCGATACGTCCGGACAGTACCCCTGTGAAGAAGTCGCCTGTCTGATAGTATCCGTCACGGATTCTCCAACGTTTCTCTATGAATGAAGGGAGTGAGGTCAGTCCCAACCCCTGCAAGGCATAGAAATAGATTGAATCCGATGTGGCTGTATATTGGATATATTTGCGCTCACCGTCATAAGAAGAGACCAGCTTAGGCCAGAACTTCAAACGCTTGGTTACAGAATAGTGCATTGCTCCTTGTGGGGAGAATGGATTGAGCGTAATACCGTCCACTGTACACTGTACGCTACGCATGGCGGCAACAGTGGTACGCAAAGCAAGTTCTGTCCCGATATTGTCAATCCAAGCCACTTGCTGTGTATTGATATTCTTGAACAGGATAGAACCGTGCCCGGCATAAGGATTGGTGAAGGTGTCGCTATTTTCCTTGTTGGGGTCAACTTCGGGGTCAACAGTGCAACCTCCGTCATTATCTTTGCCATCGGTGGTATCGGCATCATACACTTTGTTCAGATACATACGGACTGCATCATCACCTGTATAGCTGCTGTCTGTGCTCTTGTAGATACCGTTCTCCACATAGAAACCTTCTTCCAAGAACCACATAGGCTGCATATTCTTGGCACGCTGGTCGGTAGCGGCACGGTAGTCTGTAAAGGCTGTATAGGCGTATGCCGATTCCACTGACGCATAGCGGTGGAAGTTCCGTTTCCAACTATCCTGCCAATCCGTGTATTTGTCGTAATCGTGTGCATCACAGAAACGCATCCATCGGTAGAGGTCATACGGAACTTTCTTGCCAAGGGCATAGTCTATGGCAAGCTGGTCATTGTCCACCATACATTCAAAATAGAATGTCCACGACGGGAATGTTTCGGCAGATATATCACCGCCATCGACAAGTTTTTTGACCCAACTTGACATTGATGTCGAAGGAGCCATCATATCGTCTATGCTTGAAACGCCCTTGAACCAGTCCATACCTTGATAGTTGAGCAGTTCAAATCCTGTTACAGGATTGAGAACATCCCCCTCTACAACCCACTTGCCGTTTACCTGTTTCATAGAGCCTGTAGATGCACTCCATGAACCGTCCTTGTAACGCATGAAACGGTAATCACGACCACAATAGAGGGACAACAGATAAGGCATTGATGTGTCAAGTCCCTCGGTGGTTTTGAAACGTGCTTCTATCTCGTCCAATGTTTCATCACGCAGACCAAAGAACTCTATGAAGCTCTCTTCTTGGTAGTTCAAGCAGCCTTTATTGTAGCCGGGAGTGTTATAGAAACCGAGTGCTTGCTGCTCTCCCTTATCTTCTTTCCAATTGCCCTTTGCCTCGAAATATACATTTTGCAAGGTGCTGTCTGTCGAACGGAACACCGCGATTGGATGGTTGGCTGTCGAATGGTTCAATTCCAACCCTTCTATATGCACATCTCCTATGTCATACGTTCCATCGTAGGCACGTTGTGCAGGAGTCAGATACCTACCACCAAGTCCTCGATAAGTCGCATTCATCATATCACATACGGAACAGTCATTGGAGTTTGAACTGTCAGAGAAGTCAATCTTGATGGTTATCAAGTCAACCGGGATGGTATTCTCTCCTACGCGCACTTTGCCTTCTTTGAACAATGCATATGTAAGCAATGCGTCTTCGTTTGTGTAGTCGGGATATAGTGCAATAATCTCGCTGCCCTTTGTGAGGTAGATTCTAATATTCTTCTTTGAGCGTTTGGCTGACGTTGTCCCTTGTCGCCTAATACGTACTTTGGTTATTTTGAAACTACGCCAAGGATGTATTGGGTCGTAGTAGTACAAGTCCATGAGGAAGTTGTCACTCGTAGATGTTCCACTATCAAACTCATTAAACGTTTCTTCGGAAGCAACAAGTACACAGTATGGGATTCCTCTTGCAAACAAAGCTGCTGCACTTGGTCGGCTCTTTGTGCTACCTTCTGCGGTCTGTGATACAAGTACATTCTCAAAGTTGTACTCCTCGACCATTGCGGTTGTATCGGTGAGCTTCACAAGGTAGTTCTCGAATGCTTGCGCCCATTCGTAGTATGAGTTCCAAGCCTTCATGTAGTAAAGATAGAGGTCGCCATAAGTACCGTCCATCGTAATGTTCTTTTCCTGCAACAAGTTTCCACTGCCCGGAATGTAACCGATACAGGCAACCATTTCACCATTAAGGTACATCTTCATCAGCGAGTACTTGACACCGCTTCGCTCATAATAGATGGTGGACGGTTCGACAACAATACCGACAGTAATTTTCTCACCCTGTCGATAACTTCTTTCTTCAAGAGCCTGTACGCCGTTCTTGCAAAATATGGCCACCTTGTTTCCTGTAACATAAAAGCCGGCTCCTGTAGTCGGGTCGTAACAGTCTATAAGATGAGCCTTCTCATTCTTGATGTTCTTTGCCGCAAATGCAAACTGTATGGCCGTTCCGGTTGCCTCGAGACTTGATGCAGCAAAAGGATAGTGTGGAAGACTTGCCTTTACGTTTTCTGCCACACGCAGACAGTTCTCTCCAAGGTAGTTGCCAAAGCCATTGGTGGTATAGTTCGCCCCGGTAAGGGTCATCTTGTAACCATTGGAAACAATAGAATGGTCTGCTTCGGAATTGCTACGGGATGAGAAATCGAAAGAATAGATTTCACCATCTTTGGGTTGTGCGGCAATGGCAGAACCTTCTACTGTCAGCACAACGGAGTCGCTGCTGGCATTGCCAGCTTTTGCTTGATATGTAATATTTTCACTACCGTCTGTCTTGAATCCCTGCACCTGTTGTGTCACTTGATAACTTCGGGTGGACAAGGCTTGCAGTTGGGTTATCTGAACTCCGTTCGCCATCACAGAGACATAGGTTTGTGTCTTTCCTGGAGTATATGCTGCTACATCAAAATGGACGGTATCATATAGGCGAACCTTGCCTCCTGTCGTGTCATCGTAGCGCAACGACACAATCGGAGTGGTATTTCCATCCTCTACAACCATAATGGCTGTATAGATGATGTTGCCCTTTGTACCGCTGGCGATGTCCGTACCCTGTATCCGTATGGGATAACTGCCATGCGAAAGACCGAGGTCTGCCGGACGCAAGGTTATGGAATGTGTGAAACTGTCATTGATGGTGGCAGTAACAAGCGGTTGCCATTCACCACTTATCTTGATGTCCACCTGTGCGGATATACCTTTGTCGCTTTGATTGTTGGCAAACTTGTACAGTGGGATGGAAACACTCTCTGTTGTCGGTGTTATCACTGTATCTGCGCTATATTGCAGGACTTGAACACAGGTACAAGTGACATCTACTGCGGTAACAGCGATGTTCTTACTGCCTGTGTTCCCGGCATCATCGATGGCCACAAGTTTGAACTTACGCGCTCCGGCTGCTGTGAAGAACTGCGTGAAGTCAAGTTCAAATGTATAGTCTGTCAAATCACCGGAACTCGGTTTGTTTACGCGCTCCGTCCAAACGGTCAAACCGCTGTCTCTATCAACAATCTCAAGTGTCTCGATGGAGTTCTCTGTTTCTATACCTCCGCCGCTGGTTACAGAACGGATAGCGGCACGTGTCTTGATGGAAGAACCGTAAGAACCATATACAGGCGAATGCTCAAATGCAATGGCCACAATTGTACCGCCACCACCTCCGCTACCTGTACCGACAAGGAACTGCTTTTCTTCACCGACACCTTCACCTTTGGCATTGACCATTTGAAGTTTTACAACCCCTTCCGTTTCGGTATTGATATTGAAATCTACAGGGATGTGTTCATAGGCTCCACCTGTGGAAAGGGCTTTCTCTCCTCCTTCTTCGGGAGCATTACCGAGTTCCACCTTTGAACCGCCACCGCCAAAATCCTTCCAAAGTGCCACCTCTCCGAAATCGGAAACCGCACCTTGGAACTGCTTTGTCTCCATTGCGTTTTCCGCTATCTTGTAGGAAATGACAAGTCCGGGTTTAGCATAGGTCACGCCCTTTTCCTTCTGATAGGCCAACAATGCGGTTACAGCACTCTCCAACGTATAGAACTCACCGACAGTAGGAGCACCCACAAGTGTATCGATGACGATGTGCGTTTCTGACCCGGCAGCCAAAGAACCGAAATCCTTCCAATTATCGGCATTCTTCCAATTGTCCTCGGTCAGTGTGCGCCCTGTGTATTGGTAGGTCTTCCAAATTCCGCTGGCAATCTCAAATGACATTATCAGTCCGGATACGGCCATCTCCTTTTCCCATGCAACGTGTACAGCAGAAACGGACGGATTGTTCGGGTCACAAAGCTCGTAATAGCCGCTAATGGGAACTTCATTCGTCACATTGTAGATATTGCCGACAGCTGCACCACCGACAGCCACCAGTTTGTTTTCCTTGATACTCCACGCCATACAAGTTCCATCGCTGGAGATAAACAGTTTGTCTGTGAGCGGCTGAAAGTCAGTATTCATATATTGGTCTGCTCCATACCAATAATTGCAATATCTTCCCTTTTCCCATTCAGCAACGAACCAATTATTCTTTGTATCGTAATAAATACCAAGCGGTGCAGCTGTGGACACCATTTCACGTGTCACACCTTCTACAAATCCGTCAAACCTTGCAGGGGTTTTGCTATAGAGGTCTTTATTTGTTTTTGTTTGTTCTGCATCAACATTCTGTAATGCCTTGACAGCGTTTTCAAGCGAAACACCACGATTGCCGGGAAAGGCTGTTGCCGATGTCTCTCCTAATGCCAAATCCGAACCGATGACCGCAAGCTGGCTACCGCTCCAACGGTACGACTTGCCATCAGACTTGCACAAGAATACCTTGCCGGACTGAGGCGTTACACCGTTATAGGTCTGCACACCCCATACTTCGGAGTCTGTCCAAACAGCAAAATAGGTCTTATACCCTCCCTCCCCGAGAAATTCAAGCAAGAATACATTGGACGTTGTATTATAGACCACAGAACACCCTGTATCCGTTGATGCCAGCCCCGATGTGGACTGGTCGATATATACGTTCTCTACAAAGGCTGATATTTCAAGCACATCATCAATGTATCCGGGGAGATAACTTGAAGGTACTTTGCTATGTTCGTCAAGAGGAGCAATACCGTTGGCATAACCTTTCGAGCCTTTGAAATCATCCAAATCATCATTTAGCACGGAGAGGTTTTCATCGAGATTTGCCAAAGCGTCCTCCAAGTCAGAAATATCACCGGACATAACGAACGCATCATCCTTGATACTGTCGATGGAAGCCTGTAGGTCTTCATCCTTGCTTTTTCGTACAGCAGCTTCTGTTTCAATCTGTGCTTTCAGTTCATAGATACCACCGATATTGCCGACCAATAACCAACCGGGCTTTTGGAACGCATAGACGTTACCCGTTCCTACAGCTGTCGGTGCTGAAGCATTGTAGATGGTGACAAGCTGTCCCAACCGAAGAGCCTTCCCATTTGTACCGATGGGAGCTGTTTTATCAGCTTCCATTGCTGCGACTGAGACATACACCTTGCGGATTCCGAGACCGTCAAGGTTCTGCTCCATATCGGCCAAATATGCAAGGGTATCAGCGTGCAAGCCTCCCACCTCTTCGGGTGTGATACTATCTATCTGCGTTTTGTTACGCAGAGCCGAGGCACGTTGCTGTAATTTATATATCGAGTCCATAAATTAAATATTAAAGCAATTTGACTTCAAAATTTATACTTTCTGAAAGACCAAAATTAGGGGCGTGTGTTACTTCTGAGCCATCAGCATTTAGCAAAAATGAACATCCCATATCATTTGACAGACAAAAGCTCTCAACTTTACCACTAATACAAACAGGGTAATATCGAAACCAAAAAAGTTCTATATCTTCGTCATTCTTCAATTTGAAAATCGTTTTATTCGTGGTTTCCCATGCTATTGGGTCAGACCAAGAAGATGCGGAACTTTTTATCTTGATGCGTACAAATGTCTCCCCGTTTACAATTCTCTTTTGAACCTTACCACTGAAACCACTATAAAATGTTACAGGTATATTTTCCCATGGTATGTCGTTCACTTTCAATTTCTTTTTCAGAAGTAATGGCAATGTCTTATTCCATACTAAGTCTGTGAAGTAATAGTATTCATCGACTCCCGTTGTGTCGTAACTCAAGTATGCTCTTCCGATATTTCGGCAAGGGCGTTCCTGTCCGTCCTCAAACAAACGTACGTCATCTGTCGTGTTCTGCAAACATATATACGGTTTTGCATCAATATCTGTAGTGGTAAGCGAAGCTCCTTCATAAGCATACAATTCGCCACGAACTACAATAACGCCAGCAGGGAATGTCATTGTTTTCTGTCCTGCGACTGTTTGGTCTACTTCATAGGGATAATCATCCAACACAAAGACATCTTCGCCATCTGCCAATAGTTTTAGGATTGTGTCCCATACCTCAATCATATTGTTCTGCAACAGCTCAAGGTCATTAAGGAATACGGGCTGTCCGCCCTCATTAAAACGGAGTTTATTCATAATCGTACAGTTCTATGCGGTACGAACGTCCCGCAGGTTTGTAATAATTCAATAGATTGTATATAGATTGCAGATTTTTACCTTCGTATTTGTCACTTGACGCTTCCAAGGAAGTACAAAGAAATGTCGGTACAAATACAATAAAGGTTTCTATACTTGGGTCTTCATCTGGCTGTCGTATATAGAAAGGAGTGTCGCCAGCTTTGTAAAAGTAGTTGGCAGGCTGTTCCTCTTCTTGGTAATAGAATGCCGGGACACGTTCCTCTTCCGGGGTTTCAATGTAGATTTGTTCGTTGGTCAAATAGAACGCATCATTCAAAGCCTTTTGGATATACTGCACATTGGCCGTGATGTTCAATCGTGAGGACACGCTGTCCCGGTAAGCGAGGAACTTGTCATACAGGTATCGCAATGGTGTTATGAACACCCGGAACAGAGCCATCATGACCTTGCTCCTCAATATTGGAGGAAGCAGCTGCTGCACGAAGCGTGTAAAATCAATTCTGTACCACATAGCTCAAGGTATTGCTTAAACCGGAAGCAACGAAACTACCGCCTACGGCTGTATAGTTGTTTCCGGATATTGTTTTATAATTCTTTCCCTCATCCGTACTGTAACTGCACGATGACAGTTCCACATCATGAACGCCTTCTACGGACTGAATGGCATCCACAAGTTTTGTTTTGTTGAATGTACCGCCGTACAATATCCCTTTCAGATAGTTCTCTACGGCCTCTTCCACAGGCTTGCTGCCATCGGAGATACGTGTTCCTTGTTTGTCAATCACCAACGGGTCTATGTGTACTATCGCCGACACCGTTATCAAGTCTGCTGGGAGGGAGCGTATAGCCAATATCACTCCAGCGATTTTAATGCGGTTCATATAGCTTTTGAACGCTGTTAAAACATCGTCTGAAAGCGGTGTCGGTCGCTCATCCTTTTCACCGGATACAAGTATTTGAATGGAGGTTCCTCGGTCGCTTACCGCTACATATTTCACTTTCTGTTTCTTTACATCTTCCGAGGCATATACATATTGCTGTGTCGCATCGTCAAAGACAAGTACATCGCCGTATTGGAATTGCAAGGCCATCTTGTGATACCAAGGGACGCTGGCCACAACAGCCCGACTTATCTTCGCATCCACATCGGACTTGTGAGTGTCAAAAAAGACTTCCAGCACATGGCAACAGGCTGCAATGATGTAGAACAGGATATTCTCCAAGCTGACGCTTGAGAAACTATCGTCGAAAGTATCGTCTGCTGTCAAACCATACTTCTCGCGGATATCGGCATCTGCCATAAAAGCATCTGTCATTGTCTTTTTAATATCGTTTATACTGCGTGCCATAATTATTGAAACTCTTTTGTAAACTCCTCTGTGAATATTCCGAGACGGAGACCTGACGTGTCGCGTTCTGTGGCTGGCTCCACCTCATTTGCCTTGCAGTAGTTCTGCATTGCCTTGTTGTATGTCTTCTCCGGCAAGGACAACTCCGCTCCAGCACCGGGAACATCGGTAATTGCCATTCCATTAGCCTTTGCCAACTCAACAACTGCCGATAAAGAACCATACTCCTGTATGGCAATGTCCGCGAGGGTCTGTCCGTCCTTTACTACCGCTTTCATAATCTCTTTAATTTTCTATATACTACAAACCCTGTTACAAGGACTATCAGAAACAATAATACACCCGGCCATCGTTCGGGAGGCTTCTCTTTATGTTCCCTCTCGCGCTGCTCCGTTCTCTCTCCTTGTGTGGTATTGCGTGTGCCTACAGCTTCAAGTTCGGTGTTCTGAACGAGATTGCTGCTCTCCAGCTTCTTATTCCCAGCCTTTCGGTTGTACTGAACCGTTGTCGTACTTGTCATATATTGGTTTCCTGTACTGTCTGGTGGACTGAAATTGGTAATGGTAACGGTGAGGTCTTCAGTTTCCGTTTTCAGTTCGTCTGTTTGACGATCCAAATTGGCGGTTGCGTTGACATCGACACGTCCGCTGTCTTGGACGTACTCCTCGGTCTCCATGAGCTGCGTCTGTTCCGTTACTTTCTTTGAAGCCCGGCATCCTGTCAGCAATAGGGCAATAAAAAGATAAATGAGATATTTCATATTATATTGGTTAAAGGGTTGCGTACTCTTCTTTCGCATCGAAACAGGGACAAAGTTTTATCCACTCGCTTTTTTCAATTCTGCCATTCCCGTTGAGGTCGGGCGAGAAATCACGGTGTCCTTGGATGACCGCTTCGGGATACTTCTTCTTGAGTATTCTCAAAAGGCTGACCAACGACTTCTTCTGTGCATCAGTACGGTTGTCTGTTCCTTTGCCTTGAGCATCAATACCACCGATGTAGGCGACATTCAGACTGACACTGTTGTAGCCTTTTACTCCGTTGCTGGTCTTTTCCTCCGGATGCATCTGTACGATACCACCATCAGGTTTTACCACATAATGGTATCCGGGATTCTTCCATCCTTTGCGATAGAACTCCGCACGTAAATCTTCAATAGTCTGTGACTGGTTTCCTGCCGTGCAATGCACAGCGATATATTTAATCTTTCTCATCGTTGTCTTTTTTATGTTCCTTACAATAGTCATTGAATCGCTGTAATGCCGGAATCTTCTTTATGAACTCAAATGATACCACATAATAGAGGAATACCAACGTCCGGCTGTCCGGGAATATGTAGGTAAGATTACGAAGCACATTCACGGAGTAGAAATAGAGAATGGAGTATATCACACCTCCGATGGCTTGCATCGCTCCGTCCATATTATCCATATTCCTACCTACAACAAACAGACATACAACTATCAGATAGAATGCCAATGTCTCGGATATGCAATGGATAAACTTACGCAAGCGGAATCCCTCACGTTCTACCAGCATTCCTGTTATCATGCCCACGATACAATTTACCAAGAACAGGAAGAATATGGTAAACACCATGTCCTGTATCGGGGCGAAATAGGCCATAGCCACTGAAAATAGCGTAGCCAAAATGTTCTTTGTTCCATTCAAAATATTGTCCATAGCTGTTTTTAATAAGTGGCATCAATGCTGATGCCGGTTCTTGTTATTTTAACCGAATTCACTCTCTGCCCGTCCATTTCCAATTGCTCCCGGATAATTGTCCTCCAATAAATGGGGTCGTTGTCGAGCAGCATATCACTTATTCCGCATCCAATGGCAGGCCATTCCTTTAACTCTCCTTTGTGAAGCAATAAGATGATGGCTTGGTTCTGCCGCAAAGTATCACCGACAACAAGGCCGCTTGTTATCTTTCCATCCCTTCCTCGTCTCACTTGGATGTCGGGTTCATAGTTTATCAGTTGAATGCCGTTCATTAGTGCTTGATTTTAGTATCTTCATAATCGGACTTGTTAAACTGTTGTGCTGGCGTAATAGGCGGTGTTGTTGGAGCACCCATATTGCCAGTATGGGTATGGGCATTGAATGACTGCACCAATGAATTGAGTTTGTTTGTAAGCTCTGCAATCTTGATAAGACCTCCCAAATTGCCTTCATTGATGGCAATGTCTCCGCTGATGGAGATGCTACCTGTGATTTTTATGCTTTCCACATGGTCAATCTGCAACACTACCAATTGCGACAAATCGCCTGTAAGACTTCCAAAAACGACAGCAGTACCAACCTTCGGGACAAGTAAAATCTCGCCATCGTCGGCGGTTTCTGACGCTCGTAGGCGAACATCGGGTACGACCAGCTTGCCGACCTCAATTTCACAGAGTATCCCGGACACGCTTTTTACGATTCCCGTTGATATGGCAACACCATTATTGCCTAATACCCGACGTAGATTGTCTGCCAATTCTTTGTACTTATCCATACACTAACTTAACTTGAAACCTAACTCAATTTTACGCTTGCCACCGCTGCTTGAAAATTCAGTGGTAACACTTCTCACAAAATAGCAACCGTCCTTTTCGGGATAGTCCTCATCGTGGAGACTCGCACTGTCGCCCGGCATACATTCCGGCACAAGCCAAGTGGTTATGTTTCCGTCATATCCATCAAAGGAGCGACGTTTGACCTCCTGTTCGCCTCTTGCTTTCATTGAAGCCTCGTCCGTTGTAGGACTTGTTATCTCAATCTTCTCACCGCCTGTGCTGCCTGTTTCCACCTCTTTGACCGTACCGTCGGGCATCGTAGCCTTGACCACGACACAGACCTTCTTGTCCGCTGCCGTCCGGTATGTCAAATCTGCCTCTTCAACATTCAGAGCAAAGTCGTACTTCCGTTCTGTTCCTACCATTTCACCGGGAGCGTGTATGTGCAGAACACCCTCCTTGAGGTAGATGTCCGCACCGCACTCCTCCTGTACCTTCTTCAGCACGTCGTAGCCTGTCGCATTGTTGATGACAAACTTTGAGTAAGTCCACGAATAGGAGCATTCCACTGAATAGGACTGCCCGATACCGCTTATTACCTTTTGCAACAGGGATTGGAGCGTTACGTTCTTGAGAACTTCGTTCGGTATATCCTTACGGAACGTGAAGAGGTCATCTTCACAGGCCAGTGTAATGCTGCCTCCATCGGTGGATATGCGTTGCAAGTATCCTCGGAACTCCTCCACCAATCCGCACTCCTCATAGCCGAAGCGGACAGAAACAGCATCACCACGCTTCAGTTGTTTCTCAACCTCAAGCGCGACATTATACTGAGCACCGGGCAGTGTGATGGTGGCTGTATCTGCCAACAGTTCAACACTGCGGTGTACCTCTACCTTGTCGAGCATCCCGATACGGTAGTTGCCAACTGTTATGTCATACTTCATGGTGAACATGTCTATTTGGTCAAAAGGAGTTTGTAAATATCATCGCTATATGCCTTAATCGTATAGTTTTGGTTAGTAGTTCCCACTGTATGGGGAATATCCCAGCTCTCAATCACCAAATGGGAAATGCCGAATATCTCAAGCAAGGGGTTGATGGCAATGACACGTCCGGCTTCACAAAACGCGCGTAACTTCGAAACATCAGCTTCGGGATACTTCCCATCAAAGCCTATCAATATGCCTTGTATGGTCACACTGTAATCGTCCTGCGACCATCGTTCCTTGATGGAGCCTTTCACCTTGCCTTTATTCACCTGTCGGCGCACGATGATGTTCTGCCCGGTAAGGCTTATCATTGGCTCAAGCGGAAAGAACCATTCTTCAGCACCAGCCTCCTCCAGCTTGAAGCGAAGAGGCATCTGCATAGGGACACCGAGCGCATTTGTACGGATGGCATCCTCCAGCTCCTCATCGGACATTTTCTGTATTTGGCTGTATTCCTCGCTATCCACATTGGCAAGTTCTGTCTTTCGGAAAAGCCAATAGGGAGGAATCTTGCCACCGAACAATCTGAGGGCGGTATTCTCCAATACGAAACGGGTTACTGTTTTTACTGTCGGATTCATTACTCTGTACTTGTTGCTATGGCGAGAGAACGGTTGATGCTTTGCAGTATCACACGCTCCAGCTCTGCCGTGTCGGTCTTATCGTTCATATACACATTGATGCAATCAAAGAACTTGGATATGTTCATATTGATGCTGGTGTTGCGAGTTCCGCCTGTAGTTATTGCCTCGGCAGTCTTCTTGCCACCCTTACCATTGCTGTTTTCCGAACCACTGCCAAAGGTAAGAGCAGCCGGACTTCCAACCAATCCGGGGGTAGTTATACCATCGGGATTATCTTCGGGCTTTTTATCCTTGGCCGACTGCTCGGCATAGTTCTTTTCCCAGCTTGAGGTGTACAGTTCCTTGACCTTCTTTGCAGCTGCGATGGAAGAGTCTGCACCGCTCAACTTTCGGAAACCCGAAAGAGCGGAGTCTTTTGCACCTTTCCAATCGCCGGAGAATAATTTGAGGAGAGCATTACCCAAGTCACCAAGTCCGCCCAACAGTTCTTTGAAACGGTCGATGACAAAGGTCTTGATAATCTCACCGAAGCCTTTGAACACATCCCACATCGTAAGGATAAATGCGCGGAATCCGGCAAACTTGTTCCAACAGTAAACAACAGCTGCAACAAGAGCTGCAATGACTGTGATAACTATACCTATGGGGTTCGCATTCATGGCTATGTTCAAAAGCCACTGTACACCCTCCCAAACTTTCATTACAGCGATTGCAATTTTAGCAGCTCCTACAAGTCCATATAGGGCTATGGTCTTCGCCTTTAACGCAACGGTTACCACACCTACTACTACAGCCAAATACCCCAACTCCGTTTTGAATCTCAAAATAAAGTTGATGACACCTCCAATGATGGAGAACAGGATTTCAAAGACTGAAACAATCGGTGGAATAATCATATTCACCAACTCCAGCAAACCACCCAACGGCTCCTTTATTTTTTCAAAAAGACCGAGTGCTTTCTGCTGTATAGTGTCAATCGTTGTACTCCATCTGCCACCCAACGTTTGGGACTGCTTTTCCATCATTCCGTGAAACTTGCCACCTTCGCCTGTTGCATTTGCCATAGCAGCTGCCACGTGGTCAAATGTGATTTCTCCTTTACTCATAAGTTCCTGCAACTCCTTATAGCTTTTGCCTGTCATGGCTTGCAGTTCCTTGAGAGGGTTGAATCCGGCATTGATAAATTGGAGCAAGTCCTGTCCCATCAGTTTGCCGCTGGCCGATACTTGGCCGAACACAAGCGACAGGCTGGAGAACCGTTCCGCATTACCACCAGATATGTCACCCAGCTGGCTAAGATACCCCATTACCTTATCAGATGCGACACCGAAGTTCATCATCTGTTGGGCATTCTGCGTAAGCTGTAGTTTATTGAAAGGAGTGTCGGCTGCAAACTTGTCCAGTTGCTTCAACAGCCCGGCTGCTTTCTCCTCACTACCCACAAGTACTTCAAAGGCGGTGGCAGTTGTTTCGGCTTCCATACCCAGCTTGGTTACTGCACCTATGCCCGAAGCAATCAATGTGTAGGGATTGGTAAGGAACGACATACCCGGAATGGACATCAGAGAGGACTTGAAATTGGAGAACGAGAAAGCCTCGCGTAAACGAGCACCAACAGTGTTCGCCTTACGAATTATCCCATCCAATTGCTGCGTAGTCTGCCGGGCGACAGTGAGGACATTCCCACTGTCAGCCTGCAACTTTATCAAGAATTTCAATACGCTATCCATTTCCTTTCTGTTCCATTTTACGGATTTCCTTCAGATACTTTATCGTCCACGCCCATTCCTCATCACAAAGGGTGTCCGGGTCGAGGTGCAAGTAACGGCGGAGCAAGGTGTTCAAGTAGAGGATGTCGCCAGCTCCGGCATCATTGATTTCGGCATCCTCTAAAGCTTTTTTACTTCTGCCTCCTTGACTTTAAGGACTTCGTCCATCTTGTTGACAACGGCCATAAACAGGCTGTCATCAGTCTTGATTTCCTCATCCCCATCAACCCACAGACGGTTCAGCAGTGTTTCGGACATCTTGATAGGGTCTTTGACCACACTGGCATAGCTGAGGTCTTGACGGGTAGGTGTGCGAAGAATACAGCTCTTATCCTCCACTGTGATTTGGAAGAGTTCTCCGTGCTTCTCCTTCCACTCCTTGATTTGTTCTTTAGTTACTTTCATTTGAACACTGTTTTAATAATGTTTGAGCACTGTTATTTCATATCCAAGAAGATGAACGGAAGTGTCTTCTCTTGGAACTTGTCACCTTGTTTCCATTCGGTGTTGTCCTCTGTAAACTCACAGCCGACAAGGATGTCCGTTACCATCGCATCACCTTTTGTCGGGTTGCCATAGCAAGCCACAATATCAAAGGAAATGTCCAGGATGTCTCCTCCAGCGGACACCTTGAGAGCTTCGTACTCGCTTTGCAATAAAGTGAGTTCTCCGCTATACTCTTTGTTGCCGTGCTGAATGGCGTGTGGCTTGTTTCCACTACCATAGACAGCCTCTTTCTGCTGTTTGCTGGTGTACTTGACACCGCGAAGTCCGGTAATAGGTCTTCCGGCTGCTACTACATTTACGTCAGACCACTCGTATTCTCTTGTATTGGTAAGCATAATCAATTAGTTTGAGTTACAAGGAATCCTAAATTCACGTCGATATAGCGTCCATAGGCAAACGGACGCACCTTGAGAGTCACTTCTACTTTGGAAGTGCTAAGAACATTCTGCTTCGGGTCAATGAAGCACAGGCAACCATTTCCGTCTTCTGACGCACTCAACTCGCCATTGGCGGTCATTTCACGGTTCACACGGTTTTCCACTGTCTGCTGCCAGCTCTTGATGATACCAGTCTGTAGTGTTCCGTCTTCATTGACATCCAACTCATCAAGCATCATATCAAGCAGCGTATCGTATGCAATACGGTATGCCTTGTCAATCACGCGGCGAGGAGCCAGCTGTGCATAGTCATCGGTCGGGTCGCAAGCGAGGTTATCATCAGCAAAGAAATAACCGCTTCTACCCACATACTTGCGAGGCACGATGTAGCGTTTGTCGTGGAGGTCTTCTACCACGCTGCCACTTTCGTCCACCTTCTTTGCGCCGATATACATCTCTGTCGGGAACAAAGCACCATCCTTTACACGTCCAAGGTTGCGCTGCACAGGGAGCATCGCCAAGCGTCCGGCCATTGTGCCGACACAGGCATTGACAGAACCACTGACGGTGTCGCCAATAAGAACCCCTACACGGTTGTATGTTTCCTTGCTTAAATCCTTCTGTGCTGTACCTGTATAGTTGCGACCCTCCAATATGATGAAGAGAGGTGCGTACAATTCGGTGGTAGCCCATTCAGTCAACTGTTGCGCTTTGGGTAATGCGGTGAACACATCAGCATCCAAACCATCAGTTGTGGTGGTTGATGAGGAACTTTCATCACGGGCAATGAAGATACCGCGAAGCGCACCGTTCTGTGATGTGATAAGGTCGCGTACAAGACCCGAAGTCTTGTCGCAAAGGGCTGTCATCTTTGCAGTCTTGGCAACACCGAAGATGATGAGCTTTGTGCCATTTTTCGCTTCGTTGTAGAAGTCCTCAACATGCTTGTACAGGCGTGGATTGTTTGCATCTGTCACACCTAAAGCCAACAAGTCGTCCATTGAACGTACTGTGTATGCTTTTTCCAACACAAAGGTCGATGCAACGGAAACAGCAGCGCATACGAGGGCAAAAAGGCCGTCGGGACTTTCGCCCACCGTGCCTAATTGCCCGTTCATATATTGTATCTTAATTCTCGGTAACATAAGCATCAAGTTTAAGATACAGTATCCTCGCCAAGCAAGAACAGACCCTTACCGTCATAACGACGGGCTGCACCGCCTGTGCGCATCAAGAATGAATAGATGTCACCGTAGTAGAGAGGATTGTCCGTTGAGTCGAACATCTTGACCTCACCCATTGCACGGCTGACAGACTTCTCGTGCCAAGCCAATGCAGCAGCAAGCTCAGTGGCAGCACCTTCAGCACTCCAATCGAGCACCTTTTTGCTTGCATCCAAACGGAGCACACGGCTACGCTTCATGATGTCGAAACCATAGAGGTTGCCAAGGATACCCTTCTGCACGTTGGCAGAGTTCTGGAACATCCACTTGTCACTCTCCGAGAGGTCGGCAAGGAGGTCAGCGTACATATGCGCATCCAACAAGAGGAAACGACCTGTTGCAGGAACATCGTCCTTGTCAAAGGCGGTCATCAGCTTGAGAACGTCAGCCTTACAGATAGACTTGCGCTTTCCTGTAGCAGTGCTTGAGGTGTGTGCATCGCGCTGGGTTGTTCCGGTAGTCAGCAGGATATGGTCTGTTTTCACGCCATTACCCCAACGCTTGAGAAGGTTGACGTGGGCGGATTCCTGCAACTGGGCACGGTCATTGGCAAGGATTGAATTTCGCTTGTCGTAGCTCAATTCCACCATGTCAATGTTCGGAATGTAGATTGGGTCGGTTGTCAACTCATCCATATCATAGGTGAGCTCGTTGTCAGTACGCTGACTTACACTTGCTGGCTTCTTTGTGCGGTTTGTCTCCACCTTAGAAGGTGCGCCAGCATTTGGGATGTGTACCTTTCTGTTACTAACGAAAGTTGAATCATCCACAGACTTTGTGGCAAACGAATTGTCGGGATAGAAATTCTCGACAATGCTGTTAAGCCATACTTCTTTGTTCAATGCCATTGCTTAATTGTTTTAATTGGTTAATACTTAGTTCTTGTAATCCACACCGAACTTCTCGCGGAACTTTGCACAGAACAACGCAAAGTCAGAGGTCTTGAGGGTGTCGAGCTGTCCGGCTTTGTCGAGTTCATCCCACGTCTTGTTGGCAAACGAGCCTTGGGCAGCACCGTCAGGATTGATGAAGCTGCTCGCGCGGAGTGCAGCCTGTGGCTTCATCGTAGCAAGCAAAGCCTCTGTGTTGGCTCTGTCGCTCTTCATCATATTGGTGAAGACGGGGACTTGCTCCTTGGTGATTTTTCCTTCGGCAACAGCCTTGTCGATAACGGCGGCAGCTTCCTTGCCTTCCAAATCTTCAATGCGTGCTTTGTACTCCTTGTTGGCTTTTTCCAATGCGTCTGCACGGGTTGCGGAATTTGTCAGATTCTTGATGTGTGCGACAATCGCACCTTCATCCGTCTTGTCTGCGAAAGACGGAATGCTTCTAATGTCATCTATCAATGCCATGTCATTTGTTTTAGGTGGCTGTTCTACCAGCCGGTTATTAAAAAAGTTATAAATCTCTTCTGTCGTTCCGGGAGTGGAAGACGGGGTTTCCATTTCGTAGATACCATCAATCAACTTCATGGCAAGGGCTTGCTCTGCGTCAATCCAATGGTCGTGTTCATCGAAGTATTGTTCTGCAACATCTTCGGGTTTCATATTGCAACGCCCGGCAATCATACGGGAGAGGTCTGTCTGCAAACTCTCCATCGTGTCTGCCATTTTACGCAATGCAGAAGCGTTCCCCCAAGTACCACCACTAACACTATGTAGCATCAGCTTTGCGTATGGGGACATATAGAGCGGTTTGCCACATAAGGCTATGATTGCAGCTATGCTTGCAGCCACACCGTCAATATATATGGTTATATTGGCCGAAGAAGTCTTGAGGGCATTGTAGATGGCGATTCCACTGAATACGTCACCACCATTACTGTTGATGCGTACTGCGATGTTCTTGTACTTGGTCTGAAGTGCAAGCAACTCACCAACGACACGACCGCTTTCCACTTTGCGACTGTCGCCGACATCACCATAGAGAAGTATTGTTACCTCCTCTTTTCCAGGTATGATATTAAAGAATTTTGCGTCCATTTGAATGATTTTTAGTGCAAATATCGGGAGGTCTTTTAACCCCTCCAAACGCTGATTTTATGGTAGCGTTTTGTAACGCTATCATAGCGTTTAAGGACGCTATCATAAAAGCACAGTTTTTTCCATCGTGATAATAGATGGATATTTGCACTAAAAATCGGTTCATATATGGCAAAAGACAAGTTCGACAAGAAAGGAATCGCCAAGTCATTGTACTTGGATGGCAATTACACACAGGAAGAGATTGCGGATAAGGTAGGCACGACACGGCAGACCATATCGCGCTGGATAAAAGAGGGAGGTTGGGAGGAACTGAAAGCCTCGCTCACCGTAACCCCTTCACAAATCATCGCACAGTTCCAACACCAAATAACAGAGATAAACCGTAACATCAATGAAAGGGAGGAGGGCAAACGTTTTGCCACTCCTGCTGAAGCTGATGCACTGGCCAAACTCGCTGGGGCAATCAAGAAGCTGGAGAACGATGTCGGTATTACTGACTGCGTGGGTGTCGGTATGCGCTTCCTCACTTGGCTTAGACAGTTCGATGTTGAAAAGGCTATCGAATACAATAACCTTTTCGATGCATTCATTAAGGATATAGCAGGACAGAAGAAATGACACAGGAAGAGAGACAAGCCCTACGGAATTGGGAGGAGTTCCACAAGGCATTTAATAGCGATATGCCCGTTGACAATGGGCTGACAAGGCACGATATAGAGAAATGCAAGAAACAGTTGGAGAAAGACCCTGTTGCTTGGATTAAATACTTCTTTCCCAAATATGCCAAATACGAGTTCGCACCGTTCCACATCAAAGCGATACACCGCATCATCGAACACGATGAGTGGTACGAGGTGCTGTCGTGGTCGCGTGAGTTGGCAAAGTCCACCACAGCGATGTTCATTCTTATGTATTTGGCACTTACCGGGCGCAAGAAGTTCTTTGTATTGGCCAGTGCAACCATATCCTCCGCAACGCGCTTGCTGACTCCTTATCGCCTTACCTTTGAGAACAACCCTCGTATCCGTCAGTTCTATGGTGAACAAGTTACTATCGGCCAATGGACGGAGACGGAGTTCACTGCCCGGTGTGGCGCAAAGTTCGTGGCTCTCGGTGCTGGTTCTGCACCGCGTGGTGCAAGAAATGAATCCGTGCGTCCTGATGTCATCTATATGGACGACTACGATACCGATGAGGATTGCCGTAACCCCGAAACGCTCAAGAAGAAATGGGAATGGTTTGAAGGCGCATTGTACCCGACACGCTCCATATCAGAGCCTACATTGATATTGTGGTGCGGTAACATCATCGCAAAGGACTGCTGTATATCCCGTGCCGGAAAGATAGCCAAGCACTGGGACGTTATCAATATCCGCGACAAGAACGGACGCTCTACATGGCCAGCCAAGAACACGGAGGAGATGATTGATACCGTACTGTCCAATATCTCTACCAAAGCAGCACAGGCTGAGTATTTCAACAATCCTGTGGCCGAGGGAAAGATATTCAAGAACCTTCCGTTCGGTAAAGTACCCCCATTGCATAAGTTCAAGTTCCTTGTGGCATACGGAGACCCTGCCTATTCGGACAGCAAGAAGAAGGCCAGCAGTACCAAATCACTATGGCTTATCGGCAAACTGAGAGGAATCTATTACATCATCAAAGGTTTCCTTGCACGCGAAACGAATGCCAACTTCATAGGCTGGTATTTTGAACTGAACAAATATGTAGGTGGCAAGACTACGGTCTATTACTACATAGAGAACAACAAACTTCAAGACCCATTCTATCAGCAAGTCTTCAAGCCCTTACTCCGGGATGAAGTCGAACGCAGAAAGATACAGCTGTACATCAAAGGCGACGAACGAAAGAAAACCGACAAGGCAACACGTATCGAGGCTAACCTTGAGCCTATCGATAGGCATTGTTCTTGGATATTCAACGAGGAGGAAGAACACAATCCGATGATGCAAGAACTAATCAACCAGTTCAAGCTCTTTGAACTGACACTTCCATATCCTGCTGACGGACCGGATAGCGTGGAGGGAGGCATCACGATGATTGATGACAAGACTTTGGAGTTGGAGCCTGTGGTAACAGTCAGTTATGAGGAACTGAACGAATCAAACCCTTACCGTATGTAATCACTATTCTTTTACGATATGGATAATTTTATAACAATCAATGACTACGATGCAAGCATCCACCGCGAGATATTGGATGCGCTGCTACGCAAGGAGAGTCCCAACTATGACCCTCAGATTATTGAGATATGCGAGAACCGTGCCATTGCAGAGATGCGAGGCTATCTGAACAAGTGCTATGACTGTAATGCTCTCTTCTCTGCACAGGGAAAGGAGCGTAACGACTTGGTGCTGATGTTCGCTCTTGACATCACCATCTACCACATCTATTGCCAGCACAACCCTTATAAAATATCAAATACAAGGGTGGAACGCTACAAGCGTGCAATCGAGTGGCTGAAGGGAGTAATGAACGGAGACATCACCATTGATGGCGCACCGACTCTGCCCGATGAGGTTTTGCAGGACAATAGCAGATGGCAGATTGATGCGGATGAAGTCAGACCAACAATGCTTTAAGGTATGAAGAAAACATTAAGGAACAAAAAGGCTGTAAAGCCCACAGAGAAACGTATATCGCAGGGTGGTATGGTTGTCCAGCCGGGACAACGCTTGCCCGATGTGGTATTGCAGATGCCGGAGGTGTTCTACTTTGACATGAACGCCTATATGAACTCGGTGAAGTCGGCAAAGAGTATAGACTATTCAAACCGTGTCCGGCTGTATGATATGTATGATAGTGCTTTGCTTGACCTCCATCTGTCGGGTGTCATTGCAAAACGTTTGAGAGGTGTTACGAAAATACCTATTGAGTTCCAAAGGAACGGAGAACCGGATGAGACGATAAATGCCCAGCTGCGTTCGCCTTGGTTTAAGGAATTGCGCAAGGACTTGGTATGGTCAGAGTTTTGGGGTTATACGCTCGTTCAGTTCTTTTTGGACGATGACGGGAACATACGCTACGAACTTATC